GAAAGGACAGTGCCTCATGGCATTTTCTGATCCGCAGAGCGTGACCGTTAACGCGGTGGCTCAGTCGATGCCCCGGACTTCGTCCGGGTCAGACCGTGGTGCCTTTAAGAAGGACGACGGTACGTATACCCTTAGTATCTCCCATGACTATGGGAGTAAGGCTACACGTCGACTGATCCGTCTGGACAACTTCAAGGTTGCTCCAGACCCGCTTTTCCCAGCCCAGAACACCCCGTACCAGGCAGCTGTTCACCTGGTTGTTACGGAGCCCCCCGTTGGTTATACCAACGCGGAGCTGAAGCTTATCGTCGATGGCTTTTTGGCCTATCTGACGGCAAGCTCCGGTGCTATGGTCACCAAGCTTCTTGGTGGCGAGAGCTGAGAAAGGACGATCTCCACTAGGAGATCCCCAACTACGAGCCTCCTGACGGAGGCACGCAGCCGCTAGAGAATTGAACACCCTCTAGTGGGCGGGGAGGAAAATGCGTGAGGCTATGGATTCGATTACCCCCTGTAAGGAGGGTCGATGAAAAGCCTTACGCTGTTCTGGAAGGAGTTGGCCAATGAATTGGCCAACTGGTGTAGCACTAGCACCGCTCTCGACTACAAAAAGCTCGAGAGTCGGGTCGAACACGAGGGAATGGAGTTCTTAACCATTACCCTTCCTACCTTCGCAAAAGGGCTCGAAAGAGCTCTAGAGCGGGGTAAGATGGTTCCACAGGACACTCCAGGCTTTGCCTGGAGGTCTGGTCTCCCCTTATTCTTAAGGGGTTTCCTGGAACGCGTGTTTGACCCCGGTACTGGTCGGTTGTTGGACGAGCCATGCATAGATTCCATCTTTGCAATACGCCAATTGTCTATGGTGTTTGCAAAGATCCTCATAACGTGCAGCGATGCACGCACTGAGGAGGCTATGCGCAACTTCGTTCAATGTGAGTTGGAAGTCCGTAGCGCTGACAAGAGTATGTCTGAGGAAGACGTGAGTGCCTTCCGAAGACTGTCAACGCTCATATTCGGACAGTGCCTTTCTGATGTAGATAAGATTATCTACGACGGAGAGGTCAACCTTATCAACGAAGACCACTGGGTCTTTGAGGGTAAGGTACTGCCGAAACACGGTCCGGGGTCCACTGCTGAACGTCTTCTTGGTAACAGGAAGTTCGAACAGCGAGAGTGGACCGACCGGTTGGAGAGCGTATTCCCATTTTCGGAATACGCTATACCGAACTGGAGGTACTTGTACCTTCAGGACCGTGTGGACTTTCGCGAACCCGGTAGAGAACGACCTGTAAGGGTCGTTCCCGTACCTAAAACGCTGAAAACGCCGAGGATCATCGCTATCGAGCCAACCTGCATGCAATATATGCAGCAGGCTGTGCTCGCAGTTTTGATCCGACGAATCGAGCAG